GTATATTATGAGCACCCAGTCCTTCATTGATACCATTTTCTATCCAGTCTTTTAAACAACTTTCATTCATTGGTATCCATTTCTTGTCATCTTCTTCTATCATTGGTTTCTGATGTTTCAGTCTGATTTTCTTCATTTCTTTTACCTCTATATTTAGTGTGAATTTAGTGAGAGTAGTCTTCAACATTGTAGGTTCACCTAACTTTACGGGGTGTACGCTCTAGGGTATCCCATAGCAAAGCTGCCAATTCAAACTACTCTCAACTGTTATTGGCTCGATGTTATTATCCATCTCTGGAACACTGCGTGGTGCCAATGAACCATGACTGACATATTTAGGCAGGATATGTGACCAGCTGATTAATTGCAGTGTAGGCGTCCTAGCTGTATCAACTGCACCGATGTCCTTCAAACATCTCCGGGTGACCAAATCCCTCATCGCCACGTCAAGAATAGTCTGTCCTTGATGTATGGCCTCGCTACCCATTGATTAGATGGACTAGCCACTCTGTACTTTTACGAGAGTATCATTCTCAACCCACCATCAGTGTCTTTCAACTGACAGGATCTAAGGGTTCTGTTAATGAGAGAGCAGGCCATAGCTTCCAGTGACCCATTTATACGGTTAGCATTGTTGCCAATTAAAAGCTTGACCCTTCCTTTACTCTCTCCTACACCAAGCACATAGAGAGTTTTATCTTGACAAGGATTTGATTATACCCGGGCATCCTGTTATCAAGAGCTACATCCTCAGCTAGCTTTACCATAAAAACTGCTCCAACAGCCTTATTTGACTTACCAAGAAGATCTATTAAAAGATAAGCATCTGGTGAGTTTTTCGAGCTTCAAGCTTTCTTTATGATTTTACTCTCTATGAGCAAAGTGATAAATAGTTATCTTACAACCTATGGTTACTTGTGCACTTTCACCATTTGCTTTCTAACTCACGTATTAGGCTCAAAGGTATAGTATTCAGCATAATCTGTTAATGGTGTCTTCCCGCCAGATAACTATATAAAATTATTACAGGGCCTCAATCATATATCTCTAGAGGAATGAACTTAGGTCTAGTCGTTATCCTGTCTTTGACTTGTTGGTATATGTTTTATTCTTTATCAGGATCATACCAAAAACAAGCTTGACCACAATATTCAGGCTCATCATAATGTCTGTCGATATAGAATACATCACCACATGTCTTACATGTTAACTTGTTGGTAAACTCAAGTCTACCACCATAACTTCTTCTTTCTACAGCAGAGTGCATAATGTTCCCTTTCATATTGGTACATGTTTGGTATGAGTTGGTATATATATCATACACCGTGCATGTGTGTGTTGTGTAATAAGGGTAAGTTGTTACACTCACCCTTATACATTATATACCAAACAAATTGACGTCCATTTCACCACGTTCTTCCTCTAACATCTCAAAGGATTTCTTCACGGTCTTAATGGGGGCATCATACTTCTTCACACGACACAGTTTTACAAGCATTCTGATCTTAGCTGTACATGAGCGTACCTTTTGTCTCTTCCGCCTAGTGGCTTCGGATACAGCGATAGCTTCAACAACTAGAGAGTCTGCTGCTGCCTGTGCAGTTGGTTCATCAACTAGGTCTTCCAAGTCAAATATCATATCATCTCCATATTAATTAATAGTAGTTTTCTACTAAAAATCAACTAAAAATAATCAAATGAAAAATAACGTAAAAGTGATAACTAAAAACCCTTTAAAGGGGTACACCTATGTATGAAACCCCACACACTAAAATGCTATAATTTTTGAAAGTTAGGTATAAGTGTTGTATATTTGCCAATGGAAAAGAGATTGAATCTACTGATTTTGCTATGGATTCTCGATAAGTTAATCATGGTATTGATACTATTACTTCTCAAATAAAAATAAATAGTTTGCATCATTCTATTTATCATAGTATATTAACATACCGGTAGCATAAAGCTATCACCCAGTTAGTACCCCTGAAATGGTTCTGCTAAATGGGTCAGACGTTGGGTTGGCACTCTATATAAGAGTTAAGCATTTCCCCGACAACCGGTAAAAATTGCTTAAATATAAACTGAAAGTATGGGAGATAATTACTGGCTTTTAGTGAAGTTTTAAGTTAAAGATCCAAAAAAATAGGGTTTCCCCTCTCAGGGTTTACTCTATCCAATAGTGGAGATAGATATGAAGAAGAGTTATAAGTCAATTCATTCTGAAGATGAAGAAGAACATGAGAGTATTTGGCTAGATATTGGTGAAAGGACAATATTACTACCTCCAGAAATATCTAAATACCTTGAAGAATCAGGAATATTAGGAATATCTTGATCAACCGAAGCCTTTGAGGGCTTCGGAGTCATCGAAAGAATGAGACATTATACAGTTAATAATATACAATACACAGTGTTTGAGTCAGAAGATGAATTGCCCTCTGATGTCAACCCTTTAAAGGATTGGCGTAAAGGTGACATATTTGACTGGGTATTAGCAGATGATGGTTGCTATATTCAGGTACTGCGTAAGGGAACTATGACTAAACCTAAGGGTAAGGTGCGTAAGGTTGCGTACATAGGTACCTGCACTGGTACATTCATTGTTTCTCCTAAAACAAAGATGGATACCTCCAGGCGTGTGAATATATACTCTATTGGGGGTGACGTTGAAAGGAATCAAAGATTAGATGATAGAGAGCACTTATCCACAAGAGAAGAGCTGTTTGTTTCTCATTTGGCCTCAGGTATGGATCTACGTGGAGCATATCTTAAAGCCTTTCCCACAAATAACCCACATTACGCTGGTATGCGTGCCGGTCAACTTTTTAAAACATCAAGAGTAAGGAGTAAGATGAAAGAAGAATTAAAGCCCTATATGGAAAGTTTAGGTTTGGATGAAAATTATGTACTTAGTAACATAAAGGAGGTAATTGACTCTTGTGACAAGGATGATACTAAGCTAAAAGCCTTGTTTAAGTTAGCAGATATTATGGATATGGAAGATAAGAATACAACCAAGGTAACAACAGTAACAGGAGCTTTATTTCAAGGCTTTACACCAGAAAAACTAGAAGAGGTTGAAAGACCTAAGGAAATAACAGGTGGTAGTGAATGAGATCCATCCTCATAGACGCTCTAGCATATGAGGCCAGGAAGATAAGAATATGGAGATTGGTAGCAATAATTAGTATAGCATTACATTTAATTAGGAGTATATGATGGCGGAAAAGAAAACAGGAAATAAGCCGGGATTTTTCCCTGCTAGTCCTAATAGAGAAAATGTAGCTGAGGATGCTTACAAGGATGATAAATTTACAATACAGGATATTGTAAAGCTTACTGAAAAAAGAAATTCTGCTCGATTTAAGTTTCTAGGTGATGAACGTGGAGCATATGCAAAAAGAGGTAACTTGTTAAATATATCAGATACTGCAGATGAAATATTGGCAGAAAAAGATCCCACACGACCAAGAGCTGGTGGTACATATGAAGGTAGTGTCTACTATTCTAATATACTTCCTCAGGGTGAGGATAAAACCCCTTGGAGTAAGAGAGGTTCTAATCTTGTAAGTAAGGCTGCTAAATCTAATGCCAAAAAAAAGGATATACTTGCAGCACAGAGTTACTTTGTAGATATAGGCTATATGCATCCTTCTGAGGTAGATGGTATGAAGGGCAAGCAATTAATGGGTATGATACGTAGGTGGAATTTAAATGCTGGAACATCAAAGGAAGCTATGTTTGATGGGATGAAAAATTGGAAAGATAACTTATTCGATGGTGGTGCTGAAGAATATGAGGAAGATCTCCGTGAAGGTGGTGGCGATCAGGGAGGATATTAATGCCTAGGTTTGGAAGTAAATCAAGAAAGAATTTAGAAACCTGTGATGAAAGGTTACAGAAGGTCTTTAATGAAGTAGTAAAGACATATGATTGTACAGTAACTTGTGGACACCGTGGAGAGGAAGATCAGAATAAAGCCTTTGACGAAGGACGTAGTAAGGTTAAATATCCTAAAGGAAGACATAACTCAGATCCCAGTACTGCAGTAGACGTGTATCCATATCCGGTAAGCTTTAAGAATCTGGATAGGATGACTCATTTCGCAGGGTTTGTACTAGGTATGGCTAAATCTATGGGTATAGAGCTAATATGGGGCCGTGACTGGGATAGTGACTGGTTCTTAAATGATAGGAATACTACCAGGTTTAGAGACTACCCACATTTTGAGATAAGAGGGAAATAAAATGACTCCAGCACAGAAGATCAGGAAATACTTCGACACCCCGTATTGGAAAAAGATTAAGATATCTAACAAACATGGCGAATATAAACCTACACAACGTATCAAAAGCTGAAGAAGAGCTACAGCTAGCCTATAAGGA